TCGAAAACTTAAACAAAAGAAAAGAGTTAAAAAGAAAGAAGCTTACTTGATGAGTTTCAATTTACTTATTAATAATCAAGGACAATTTATAACTGAGTTGTCTAAATATCCTATGGATAAAATTGCTTTACATTTTAAAAAAGAAAATGCTGGTGTAATTAAAGCTTTGTTAAGAGAGTGTGATGCTAAATTTAGTATGCTGTCTGAAGACTTAGAAAAAATTGCTTCAGATGTTTTTCATTCTTAAATTATTTGTTCAGGAGTACACATATACTTAGTTGCTAACTGAGCTTCATTAACATCTTTAATTGTTTGTGTATCTAAAAGTTCTTTAGATATTCTTAAAGCTGCTACAGTACAATCTTTCCATGAATCATACTGAGTTTGTATTTGTACTGGTGGTAAACATTGATTGTTTACAAAAGAACACAGACTCATTGTTAATATAAATTTCATTTCTTTTTATTTTTACCACATTTACATCTAGGTGCAAACACTTTAGATAATATTAATTTTAACCACTTCATTCTAGTATAAGTTTTTTAATAGATTTTGCACCTATATAAATTTCTGTTTCTGCTTTACTTTTAATACATTGATACTCTATATTATTTCCTGTATTAGTACGCATTGCAATTCTTTTTCCTTTTAAACATTGCGACATACTTTCTTGTATTCTATGTTCTTTTATCTCACCATTAACAATCATTAATAAAGCTACAACTATCTCAACCATGTCCATTACCATTTGCTCTAACTTTATCTTTTAAACTTTCAATATCTTCTAAAGCTTTTTCTAATTGTTTAGTTACAAATTCTATGTTAACTTTATTATGCATCATATCTTCTATTCTTTTTTCAATCTTCTCAACTGTCTTATATAAATCTTCTAGCAACATAAACTGTTCTTGGTCAGTCGGCAACTGCTCAGACTTTTTAAGCAAGTCTGCTTGAAATAATTCTCTTGATGTTTCTAATGATGTTAGTCTTGCTGTTACTTCTGTATATGCAAACACACCCATTGCTACAGCAACTACAATACCAATCATATTTTTAATTGGCATACTTACTGATGTCTTATCACTTACTTTCATATTAATCCTTTGGTATTGGTAGTACTATTTCTTTATCTGTATCTTCTGTTAAATATTTTGGTATTACTAATTTCTTTTTGTTAGTTATAAATTTATCTCCCATTAAAGTAATATCAGGATTTTCTTTTTTATAATTATCTTTTAATTCATCCCAATGACTTTTATCATTTTCAGGTCTAGTGTTATCCCTTGTAGGAGTAACACCTCTACATTTTGTAACCAACAATCTAAAGTTTTCATTGTATGTAAGACTAGGATTACTGTTAACTCTACCACACATTTTCATTAATTCTAACTGTTGTTTAATTGCTACATTTTCTTTTGTAGTTTTACAATCTGTGCCTAAATATTTTCTGTAAGTAAAACTTAATCTATAATTATCATCATCATGACGATAGTTATTAGTATCGTTATAATGATTATATTTACCATTTCTATCTTCTGCTTCTATTCTAGTCTCAAACTCTCCACATCTTACACCATACTCATTAAGATATTCGTTTCTAGGATATGCAGGTTCTACAAATAAAGCTAACATTGTCAAAGCTAAAATAATTAATCCTGTAAAATAATAATTCATCCTGAGAACCTCCATACATTACCTGTTTAAATCCTTAATATCATAGCTGTGTTCTCTAACTTGGTCTGCTAGTTGTCTATATAAATTTTCTGCCATCTGCCATGTTGCTTCAGCAGAAGAAAGTCTAGTATTAATATCTACTAATTCTTTTTTAACAACAGATAAATCTCTTTCAAGATTTGTTAGTCTTTGTTCATTTGAATTAATAGTATCTGTAAGATTAACAATATAACGAACACCTGTAAATGTTCCAACAACTAAAGAAGCAACAATAGGAACCATAACAATATTTTTTTTTAATAATTCTGCAATGTTCATACCTTCTTACCCTTGTTAACTCCTTCTTTAATTATATATGATTGAGTGCCATTTGCTCCAGTCTCAACTTCTTTCTTTAACTCTTTAACAAAGTTCATTTGTTTAGCTTTCTTCTCTAAAGATTTAATATAATTAATTATTTGTTTATTTATTCTTCCTACCATGTCGTCTCTTTCTTAGTATATTTACTCTTGAATGCCAACACCAAGTAGTTAACTTAATTGCATAAGTTTCTACTTTAGATATTGCAGTATCGAGTCCACCAAAGAAATTATATAACCACTTATCTAACATATTATTTTTTAACTAACGAACCTCCAAAGTATAAACCAATAATAGCTGATACTAAGTTAGTATCTAATGGTGTAATAACAAAACTATTAGATGATAGTGTTACCCATTTCATTATTTCTTTTTCTGGTATAAAGAAAAATGAAGGTCTAAATTCTAAATAACCTACAATCACACTTGTATCTGGTGATAATATAGGCATAAGTTTTGGTAATAGTACTATAGCGAATACAGCAGTCAATGCTATAATTCTTCTAGTCCATTGGAAACCTTTGTTATCATATTCTCTAGCTTCTTTAAAACCTTGTTGTTGTACTTCTGCTCTTTGTATAAGCATCTTTTGTTCTGCTTGTTTTGCTTTAATGCTTTGCGACCATATACTCATTACTCCTCCGAGTACTGTAGACCCTAACATTGTTATCATTTCAAATGGCATTTATTTCTCCTTATTTATTTGTAAAAAAAAATTTATAAAAATCTTTATTTCTTTTATCAAGTTTTATAAATTCTTTATTTTTATTTGTATATCCTCTTTCGTATTCTTTCTTAATTTTTTCTTCATTGTTATTAAACAATCCATCTCTAAAATTTTTAAATTTTTTAACACCACCACTACCCATATTAAATTGAAAATCAATTAGCATTTGTTTTTTTCTATTATCTAATTTTAAATAATCATCACCATAAACTTCAATTAATCTTTCATGTGCAAATTTTAAATCTTTAATTAATATATCATTATAATTTTCTTTAGTTAAATTTTTTATATTATAACCATAAATAGTATTAGATTTTTTTTCTTCATCAGTAAGTTTATGCCCAAATGCTACAGTATCATTTCCACCTTCAGCAGATTCATGAACTACATCATTAGTAAGACCTAATTTTAATGGAGCATTTTCTACTTTTTTAATATAATTTAAAAACTTTTCATCTTCATAAACAGGTTTTATTTCTGTTTTATTTATATCTAATTTTTTTTCTGAGTCTCTATCTATATTACTATCATCTATATTTAATTGTTTATTAAGTTCATTTTCTAAAACAGAAGTTGAAGAAATTTTTTTAACTGAATTATTTAAAGGAGATGACTCAACATTTTCAAAATTAATAACAGTAGGACTATCACCATCAGAAAACTTTTGTCTTTTAACAATACCTCCTTTATTAAATGGAACTTTTAATAATTTATTATCAATCTTTGGTCCTTTAAGTCTTGGAGGATTCCATAATCTCATAGCCCAGTTTCTCCATTCAGGTAAAGGTAAAAATCTTTTAGCTAAAGTTTGCATAGCTTTATCAGTATCACCTGATAATGCTTGTTTTCCAGCAACAACTGGTTGAGTTAAAATTTGAAAACCTGGTGCAAATAAAAACCAAGGGTCTCTACCTCCTGGACCAATAGTTCTATTAACAAACATATCAATTATCCATCCTTGCATCCCTGATAGTTGACCAGCTTTTGCTAAAAATTCTGCTGTGTTTTCAGAAGGGTCTGTAATAACTTCTCCACTCTTTGCCATTTCTCTTAATTGTTGAATACCTCCATATATTGGAATAACAGCTAAAGTTTTTAATAATGCTCTTGTATCTCCATTTTCTATTCTAGCTAATAATCTATTTGTTTGTGCAGATTTAGCTTGAGTCCAAGATAAAAATTGACCTAGTATTCTAATCCATGGAGTTTGACTTTGAGTAAATAATAATCTATTAGATACTTGAGGTATTAATGCATCTCTATTAGCACCACTAATACCAGCTTGATTTAAATATTTTTTACTAATATTGTTTGCAACTGCTTCATCATAATTTTTAAATTTTCCTATTTGTAAAGCTTGATTAGATTCAATACCATATAATTCTTTTAATTGTTTTTGCAATCTTAATGCTAAGTTACTTCCTTTACCTGCTTTACCAACTTCATTTGAATATCTCTTTGCTAATATTTGTGCATCTATAACACCAGTATTATAAGCAAATCGTCGAGCCTATCCTGGTAACCATCGTAAACGTAAAGCTATAAATACCAAATTATTTATTCTCCGTAATGTATATTTTTTACCAAATTGATTAATAAATCCACAA